CCTTCCCATTTGGGAGGGTGTCTTTTTATTGGTCTGGAATCCGAGACCTTAAAGGCGGACTATTCACAGGGCGCTGGTTAAAGCCCTAAAACAACCTATGTGTGAAAGGAGACACTATGAAAACCGAATTTTTGAAAGAGCTTGGGCTCGAACAGGAACAGATTGACAAGATCATGGCTGAGAACGGAAAGGACATTGCTGCGGAGAAAGCCAAAACGACAAAGGCGGAAGGGGAGAGGGATAACTACAAATCCCAGCTCGATACCGCAAAAGAGAGCCTTGGGAAGTTTGACGGTGTGGATGTTGAAGCGCTTAAGAAGCAAATCACCGATTTGCAAAGCGACCTAAAGAAAAAGGATGATGAGTACACCGCCAAAGAAGCAGAGCGTGCATTCAATGATACTCTGTCCGGAGCGATTACTGCTGCGGGCGGTAAAAATGCGAAGGCCATCATGGCAATGCTCGATATTGATTCCCTCAAGGCATCCAAAGATCAGAGTGCTGACATTAAGACAGCCCTTGAAGCTATTCGGAAGTCTGATTCCTATATGTTCGGCTCAGACGAGCCACACAAAAACGCGGTTGGGAGAACCGGAGGTAGTGAAAGCGGTAATTCCGCTGATTTCTCCACTATGAGAGCACTCATGGGACTCCCGGCAGAGAAAAATTAACTTAATCAACGGAGGAAAAAACAATGGCAAATGCAATTCAGTTAAGAAAGTTCTATTCCGAGGCGCTGGACGAGGTTTATAAGCTTGCGTCTTTAACAAGTGTCCTCGACGGAGACAACACTCTGGTAAAAGAGGGGGCTAATGCAAACGAGCTGCTCATTCCTAAGATGTCCATGGATGGACTTGCGAACTATGGAAGAAACAGCGGGTATGTAAACGGCTCCGTGACTTTTGAGTATGAGACTAAGAAAATCGGATATGACCGCGGAAGAATGTTCACCGTAGATGCTCTGGATGAGATGGAGGCTACACCGGTATTCTCCGCTTTATCTGCGGAGTTCGTTCGTACTAAGGTTGTTCCGGAGCTCGACGCATACCGCTTAGGTACTTACGCTTCGAAGGCAGGAATTGGTTCTGCTACCGGAGCACTGGCAAACGGTAAGGCGGCGATTGATGCGGTTATGGCGGCAAAGAGTGCTATTAAGGATGCAGAAGCAAGCTTGGATACAGTTTACCTGTTCATTAAGTCCCCTCTTAAGGATTTAATTGACGGGCTCGATACCACAGCAAGCCGTGCGGCACTTGACGGATGGGCTGGCATTATTGAAGTTCCTTCTTCCCGTTTCTTTAAGACCATTACCCTTAACAACGGTACTACAAGTGGACAGGAAGCCGGAGGATTCAAGGGAGCCGGAGCAATCAACTTCCTTGCGGTAGATAAGAGAGCGGTTATCCAGTTCCAGAAGCACACCGTAAACAAGATTATTACTCCTGATCAGAATCAGGATGCAGACGCTTGGAAGTTCGGCTATCGTACTGCAGGAATTGCAGAGGTAAGAGACAACAAGCTTCCCGGCATCTACGCACACACAGCACAGTAAGGAGAGCCTATGCAATACGCCGAGCATGCGTTCTACCGGAGCGAGTATCTCGGCGACCGTATAACGGACGAAAGTACCTTTAATCGGCTCGCCACAAGAGCCAGCGCAAAGCTGGATCATTACACTATGGGGAGAATCAGTCAGACGGATTGTGGAATTGCAGTCCGGCTGGCTGTTTGCTCTATGGCTGAGATTCTGTTCTGGGAAGAAAAGAGGAAAAATGCCCATGAAGGGCGGGAGATATCAAGCGAATCCAATGATGGGTACTCTGTATCCTTCGGAGGCTCCAGTGAGATGGATATGGCGGCGTTTTCAGAAAAAAGCCTATATCAGGCAGCGTATGCGTATCTGTCCCAAACCGGCTTGATGGACTTTGGAGTGTAACAGTATGGCAGACATTACATTATTCAACGCGCGATATGACGCGAATACCAGAACTGAGGTATTTATTCCGACAAGGATTAAAGGGGCCTCTTACTATGAAAGCGAGGGTGTCAGTGCAAATGACGGAGTTTGGACGAATCAAAGCGTATATAAGCTACGAGTGCCTTTAATCAGTTCAGAGATTGGGAAGGAATATCTCCCGGAGAGAAAGTATCGCGAAGCAGAAAATGCAGAAAGATACTGGACTATCCGTAAAGGAGACTTTATCCTTCTTGCTCTCTTAGATAACGAAAAGGAAAACTATACAGGCAAAGAAATTGCTAAGATTTCGGAAGAGCTGGGGCTTAAGCTGATTACTGTGACAGAATACGCTGATAATACAGTCCGAGGGAGCGATATCGTAAAACATTGGAGGATAGGAGGCGCATAATGGGCGCAAAGAGAAATTTCTCGGACGTCAATACTCCGGCTTCGTTTGTTCAAGAAGGTAAAAATCTTAAATTTGGGCTCAAGTGGAATGAGCATTTCGGAAAGCAGAAACGCGCCGATTTCATCAAGGCGCAGGAAATAGTTGACAGCGAGTGCCTTAGGTATATGGACAAGCTGACTCCCATGCGTACAGGAATGATGATTAAGAGTGCCACGCTTGGTACCGTAATAGGCTCCGGAGAAATCAACTACCTTGCGCCGTACGCAAGGCGCCAGTATTACAACAATTCCGGAGGCTCCCCGGCGCATCCGCAGGCAAGAGGGATGTGGTTTGAGAGCATGAAGGCTTCTTACCGGGATTCAATATTAAAGGCTGCTGGAGGGGCGCTTAGAAAATGATAGATTCAATCATACAGGGCTTGACCGATTATTTCATGAAATGCCCCTTACTAAAAGACGGGGTATTCCGAGTAGATGCTCTTGGAAATGAGGCGGTGGAGTACACAATAGAGACCGGAGTCGTATCTCCGGTTATTCAAGAATACCTTGACGGCTCAAGTATTCGTCAATACAAATTTAACTTCGGCTCCCGCGAGTATTACTCTCTGGACAGATTTGAGAACATCCAGAACAGTACATTTTATGAGAATCTCTGTAACTGGATAGAATCTCAAAGTAAAGCGGGGATTTTACCGGAAATGCCGGAGAAGTGCGAGGCGGAAAAACTAAGAGTAGATGCACCGGGCTATATGTTCGACGCTACTATGACAACGGCAAGGTATCAGATTCAATTGACACTACAGTATTTTAAGGAGGTATAAGATATGGCTAGTGCAGACAGAAAGGCATTAGTCCGTAATAAAATTGCGGATTATATCAAGGTTGGGGACAAGTTTGAACTTATGGGAACGGGATTCAAGAGTGTAAATGAAAGTCCTTCCGCACAGACTGATTCAACCACTTACATCAATGAGACTTCAAGCTCTACTGATATTATCGGATATGAGACTGAGTTCTCCTATGAAGCAGACCACATTCCTTCTCAGGTGGCCATTACCGCATTATGGAAGGATGGACGTGATCATCACACCGGAGGGGATGCACAGCACGAGTATATTCGTGTTGATTTGTATAATCCTATCGGCAACCCTACAGAAACAGCAGCACTTTTCAAAGCGCGTAAATTCATCGTAGCAAACGAGGTTTCCGACTATGAGGGAGACGGAGGAGAGAAGGTATCTGTATCCGGTACCTTGCATGCTGTAGGGGACCCTATTCAGGGGAAGTTTGATACAGTAACAAAAACATTTACCGCCGGAGACTTCAAGGGAGCCTACGACGCATAATGAACTGATTACAGTATTCTGACCATACGGCAGAAGCTGGGCAGAGGAGAGGCAATCTAACGAGGCGGATTGTTTCTCCTTTTTTCATTGCCTCGACCAAAGGAGAAAATAATATGGCGAAAATCGTAGTTTTAGGCAAGGAACTTGAGGGAGATTTTTTCGATGCTGACTTTATGGAGCGATATGAGACCGCTACAAGAGATATGCATAACAAGGCGACAGATGCCCGCGATCGGAAGTATGAAAAGGTAGCGGACGCCTTCCGTGAGCAGTGTACAGTGGCTAGGGAATATTTTGATAGGATTTTCGGAAACGGTACCTCTAAGGAACTCTTTGGGGACAGAATGAACCTTAGAGATTGCATGGAAGCCATTGCAGAACTTACAGACTGTGCGGCAGAGGCAAAGAAAGAGATTAACGACCTTACGAATAAGTATACTCAGCGGTCTAAGTCTTTCAGTCAGGTCGTTTCCGCTAAAAAGCATTGAACCTCATTTTAGATGGTCTGCCGGAAGTGGTTGAGATTGCCGGCACTTCGGTAAAGATTGATACATCCTTCCGCACAGGGATTATCTTTGAGGAAATGCTGTCCGATCCGGAGCTATCTGACGAAAATAAACTCCTAACAATGCTCGAACTTTACTATCCCGGAATAGTTTTTGACGAAACAACAATTCGGGAGGCAATCGAAAAAATCTTTTGGTTTTACCGCTGTGGTTCAGAACCGCGGCAGACAGCCGGCGGAGATGAGGGCGGTGAAACAGTTTTTTCCTACGAGTACGACGCCGATTACATTTATGCCGGGTTTATGTCCGCTTATCGGATAGACCTTGCAAAAGAGACGCTCCATTGGTGGCAGTTTCGGGCCCTTTTTCGTTCATTACCGGAAGATACGCAGATAATGAAAATCATAGGCTACAGGTCTATGAAAATCTCTCCCAAACTCTCAAAAGAGCAAAAGGAGCATTATAAGCGTATGAAACGTATATATGCACTTCCGGGAAGATATGAGCAAACAAAGGCAGAAAGTGACCTTACTGAAATCCTTATGAAAGGCGGAAATCCTTCCGCGCTATTAAATGTTGAAGGAGACAGTAAGCAATGGCAGACGGAACACTAAATTTTGATACCAAAGTCGATTCCTCGGGATTTTCCGGGGCTGTTGGCCAGCTCGGTGGAATAGCCGGGAAAGCATTTGCAGGAGTGACTGCTGCAGTTGGTGCCGGCACAGTCGCATTCGCTGCATTGACAAAGAGTGCCCTTGATAATGTAGCAAGCTATGAGCAGTTAGTCGGCGGAGTAGAGACACTTTTTGGTGCCGGCGGTGCAACAATCGAAGAATACGCTGCGAGCGTAGGCAAATCCGTGTCTGAAGTAGAGGGACAGTTTTCTACCCTCGAAAAGGCTCAAACTACGGTACTGGACAATGCGAATAAGGCATATCAGACAGCCGGTATGTCCGCAAACCAGTATATGGAGACGGTCACAAGCTTTGCGGCCGCTCTAAAGCAAAGTACCTCAGATGAAGTAGAAGCGGCGAATGTAGCTGACCAAGCAATCCGAGATATGTCTGATAATGCAAATAAGATGGGTACCTCAATGGAGAGCATCCAAAATGCATATCAGGGCTTTGCAAAGCAAAACTATACAATGCTGGACAACCTGAAGCTTGGGTATGGGGGCACAAAAAGTGAAATGGAGCGCCTTCTTGCTGACGCGGAAAAAATCCATCAGCAAACAACCGGAGAGATTACACATTACGACATAAACAATCTTTCTGATGTTTATACGGCAATCCATGAGGTACAAACAGAACTCGGAATCACCGGAACAACTGCAAAGGAAGCCTCTACAACTATAGAGGGATCTATGAACGCCGCAAAGGCAGCGTGGGACAACTTTCTCACAGGCACAGGGGATGTAGACCAGCTAGCTGAATCAGTTGCAACCTTAGCGAACAATGTCGTGACCAATCTTTCAGAGATAATCCCGAGACTTGCATCGGGCTTACCGGCGCTGGTGTCAAAGCTCGGTGATATGATTCCCGGGCTGTTCAATCAGATACTACCGGCATTAATAAATGGGGCGGTAATCCTAATAAATGGTCTTGTGACGGTTCTTCCGGAACTAATTCAGGGACTCGTGCCTCCTCTTATTGCTGGCGCTGTATCTGTAATAGGGGCGCTCGTTAGTGTTCTTCCCTCGCTTCTTTCTACACTTGGCTCAATAGGCCTCGACCTTATGAATACGATTGCAGAAGGGGCAAATTCATTTGACTATGCCGGATTTGCTGAAAGCATTGTAAAGGGCATATCAGGATTTATATCCGGAGGAGGGTTCGAGCAGTTTGCGGAATCAGCAGTAAACATACTTGAAGGACTTTCTCAAGGGATAAGTACCGCGCTTCCGGTGCTCATTCCAGAGATTGTAAAACTTGTTATTTATATCGGTAAAACTATCATTCAGCAGATTCCAACGCTCATTCAATGTGCTGGAAAACTGTTAGTAGGGCTTGCGCAAGGAATAGCAAAATCATTACCGGTGATAGCCGCAGAAATACCCAACATTATAACTGCAATTATAACGGCCCTCGTTGAGGGAATACCGATGATAATCTCTTGTGCCGGAGATATACTGATAGCCCTTGCGGATGGGCTATTAACTGCTATTCCGGCTTTGATTGCGGCGATACCAAGTATTATCATGGCGATTTTCAACGGTCTTGTGACCGGTATACCGAAAATCATTACAGCAATAATTCAACTGATCCAAGCGATTATACAAAAGTTAGGTGAGCTCGCAGCAGGGCTTTTTGCGTGGGCAGCCACAACAATGGGAGCGTGGATTCAATCAATCGGCGAGTGGTTTGCACAAATCCCCGGCACTATTTGGACGCATCTTATAAGCGTTTTGACGACACTCGGAGAGTGGGGGGATTCAGTCATAGATTGGATTACAACAAACGTTCCCGCATGGATTGAAAGTGTGGGTGAGTGGTTTGCTCAACTTCCTGAATCAATAGCTTACGCACTAGGATTTGCAATTGGTTCAATCATAAAGTGGGGCGCGGATGTTGTGAAATGGATTTCGACAAATGTACCTACTTGGATTGAGAACATAACAACATTTTTCTCAGAGCTGCCCGGAAAGATTTGGGTTTGGCTTGTTGATACTGTAACTAAAATCATAGAATGGGGCGTTAATATGAAAGACAACGCCTCTACTGCAATTCAGAGCATGATTGATGCAGTTATAAACTTCATGCAGCAGCTACCCGGAAAAGTTTGGACATGGTTAGTCGATACAGCAAACAAACTGAACCAGTGGAGACAGGACCTTGTAACTAAAGGCACTGAGGCCGCAACAGGACTATTTAATGCGGTTGTCGATGGAGTAAAAGGCTTACCGGATAAAATGCTTTCTATTGGAGAGGATATTGTTACAGGGATATGGAACGGAATCTCCTCTGGCTGGGATTGGCTGACTGATCAGGTGAGTAGCCTTGCAGAATCACTTTTGGAGGGGGCAAAGGATGCTCTTGGAATTGCATCCCCGTCTAAAGCTTTCCGCGATGAGTTTGGTCGTTGGATCTTGCCCGGTGCAGAAATAGGTATAGAAAAGACCATGCCTAGTGCTCTAAAGACCATGAGGACAAGTGCAAGAGCACTCCTTGAAGAAATGAAGGGTACCGTATCCGACTATAGCGGAGAGATTGCGCTATCTGCCGGAGCGTCAGAAAGCCGAAGGGCATTTTCTGCCGGGGGAACATCGGTTTATTACGATAACCGAATTGAACAGACGAACAACTACCATGAAGCAGTTCCTGCTCCGTCGGTCGTGGCAAAAAATCAGCGCGAGGCGATTCGTAATATCGTCGGAGGTGTGAAATAATGGCAAATCAGATTAGAGTGGTTCTCTCGTGTAACGGGAGGACCCTTACTTTTGGTAAGGACAGTGATATTGACATCACGAAGATAACCGGGCTAGAGAGCTCGGATATCGAAATCAGTAAAAGCGATAACGCCCTTGTAGACGGTGAAACCGTAGACGGAATCAAGATAAAGGGCAGACCAATACATATTGAGGCTTCTTTTCGGGATTTAAAGAACAATAAAGAAAACAGGCAAAATCTGATTAAGTTCTTCAATCCGAAGTACACGGGAAAAGCCCTAATTGAGTATATGGGTGTATCGCGGAACATAGAATATAGGCTCGAAGGCTGGACTTTTAAAGCGAAGGCTTCGCTTGATGCAAGGCTGGCCATTGTTGTGGATTTGTACTGTCCGGACCCGTATATGCTGAATATTGATAATTTTGGTAAAAACATGGCGGCATACACACCTCTCTTTGCCTTCCCTTGGATGAAAACTGCGAAGAAGGTTTCCGGTCTGAAAAGACCGTATTCCGGATGCGCCATAGGGGGCTTTACTTTTGGCTATAGAACCTTACATAAAGAGGTTGCGCTATCAAATGATGGGGATGTTTCAA